GCGGGTTCGGGAATATTTTTCAGCGGCAATACAGCAATTTGGCAACCATCAGCTAGCACTTTGGCAATAAGACCATCAGGTACAGATATAGCTACCTTTACAAGTACTCGTGTTGGTATCGGGACGAGCGTCCCAGGAACTACATTACATGTAGACTCAGTCGCTGCATATCCAACATTGACTTTAGCAAGATCATCAACACACCCAGGTCTATCATTTACCGCAGGGCTTACTAATTTTACAGGAGCATTGAGGGCGTAGGTAATGACACAGGTTTTGGTTTTAGAACAGTAAACAGCGCTGGTACCCTGCTTAATACTTTAATCCTTATCCCGTCCGGCAATGTCGGTATCGGGACGGATGATCCAAATAGAAGTGGTTTAGGTATTGACCATACAGTACTAACTATTGGAACAGATGCAGGGATGGGGATGCTTGAACTACAAGGTACTCGTACATCTGATGCAGATTTAGGAAGAATTGCTTGGCTTAATGCAGGAACAAGACGATCTGAAATAGTAGTATCAAGAATAGACGAAGACACTTCCACAAAAATGGCATTTTCGACATCTAATGCTGGCTCTATGGGAACAAGAATGACTATTGCAAAAGATGGTGATGTTGGAATTGGGACAGCTACCCCTGGTTATACTCTTGAGGTAGATGGTACTTCAGCTTCGGCTATTGCCCCTAGTTATGTAGTTGCTAATGAAAGCTCTGGCACATTTAAAATGGCAATCGGAGTTCAAAACTCACCTGGGGTTGCTCAAGAAGCTTTTGTTGGTACACTTGGTAATACAGATTTCAAAATTATGGCCAACTCCGCCTTTGTAGGCCGTATAACGACTACTGGAAGATTATTGATTGGTGCGGGGGGTGTTCCTGAAGAAAGTATACAAGCAGAAGGCGCTATTATGTCAACTGGAACAAATGTAACTTCTTCTACAGCTGGCACTAATAGAGCTATAATGGATTTAACATCAGGAGGCGCAAGATTAGGCCATTTTAGAGGTGCTACTGCTGCAGGAAGTGGTAGTGTGAAAATATATTCTGATAGCGTAGAAAGAATGATAATTACTTCAACTGGTTTAAATAAGATTAATTCATCTGCATCAGGTGATCATAATGCATATCAAAAAACAGGTACATATACAAAAACATCTACAGGGAGTACAACTGCTATGACTATAGTAAAAGTAGGACATACACATGCTGTAAATTATACTGTAACTGCTAAAATTTGGAGGAATGCAAGTTGATTCAGAAGCTTACGCTGGGGTTATAAGTGATATTGCTGTTGCTTATGATAATTCTTTTTATGGATTCACTGTAGCTGTAACATATACAGGTGCATCTCATCCAGCAATTTATATGGCAGTAACAGGACAATCAAGCGAAGATTTCGTACAACAATAAAAAATAAATAAATAATAAACTAACAAATAAAAACAAAACAATTGGGAAAATATAAAGGATATTCCGGTGGTAATCATCATTTACGTACCGATATGGATCATGAAAGAAGATTAATTCATGATGCTAAAGATGATATTTATAAGGAAGATAGAGATCTTAGAGATAGAACATCAGCTGCTCAACAAACAAACACTAAAGATGTAGATGTTTTAAGAGGGGATGCATTAGAGCAAGCTGATCACGAACCAGAGGAGGACTTCAATAGTACTAAGTAAATGGCTTTTAAAATGCGATCGCCTTATAAGGTAGACAATACACCCGTGTATAGAGCTCCTTTTGAAGATGGGCATACGCATGGAGTCACATTAATGAATGGTAGCATAGTGCTTAATGAGAAGCTTCCCCATGATATGGAAGAAGATACTGTAGAGCATGAAAAAATACATGTACAACAAATAAAAGAAGGTAGATTTAGTTGGGATGATGATTCTATTTGTTTTGAAGGAAAGAAATATGATCGTTCTAAAATAACAGAAGGGGATAAAAATTTACCCTGGGAAAAAGAAGCTTATGCCAAGCAAAAAAAAGTTTAAAGACACAAAAGTTGGGAGCTTTTTAACAAAAGTAGCCCCTGGAATACTAGGTATAGCTGGTGATATATTACCAGATGCAGGTATTTTTGGAATAGTAAAAAATCTTATAACTAAAGACGAAACATTACCACCAGAAGATAAAGAGAAAGCACTAATGTTATTAGAGCAAGATATGGTAGAGATGGAAGAAGTATCAAAACGTTGGGAATCTGATATGAAATCAGATAGTTGGTTAAGTAAAAATACACGTCCAATGTCTTTAATATTTTTAACACTGTCTATGGTATTATTAATATTATTAGATAGTTTTGAATGGGATTTTCATGTAAGTGAAGGATGGGTATCATTATTACAGACTCTTCTTGTTACTGTATATGTAGCTTATTTTGGGTCTCGTGGAGCCGAAAAATTCCAATCAATTAGAAAAAAGTAAAACTACGTTAAAATACGTGAATATAAATAAGTAAATATTAATCAAATAAAATTAAATCATGAGTAAAAAAGAAATGAAAATTACAGAAGAAGAATTAAAAGAAATTAAAACTAATCAAAATAATCTTCAGCAACGTTTAACTAATATTGGATTTTTAGAAGTACAAAAAGCTAATGACTTAGGACTTGTAGCCAAACTTCATAAAGAAATGGATGACCTTAAGAAAAAGTTAGAAGAAAAATATGGTGCTATAAATATTAACGTTCAGACTGGAGAGTATAATGAAATTACAGAAGAAGAAAAATCCGATCTTAAAAAAGCGGAATAATGACTTCTAATATAAGAAAAATCAGTATAGGTGCTGATTACAAAAATGATGCTATGCATTATTCTGTAGCCCAGCAGGTATATGGAGGTCATACTATTCATAGTATTATTTACAGTGAAGCTGATTCTTCTTATAATATATTTATAATGAAAAAGCAAGAGGTGTTGCCATGGAAGAAATTTAATTCTCACATGGCAATATCTGTTGAATATGATTTAGAATATTAATGAAAAGTTTGTATAAATTTATTATCACCCCTTTAAATCGTAGATACGATAATGAAATAGAGGTTGATGGTAAAAAATTAATTATAAATAGTTCTGTTGAAGAATTTACATTTATTAGCAGACAAGCAAAAGTAGTATCTATACCCACTGAATATGAAACCAAAATTAAAGTAGGAGATACGCTTATAGTACACCATAATATATTTAGAAGGTGGTTCGACCAAAAAGGGAATGAAAGAAATTCATCTTCTTATTTTAAAGAAGATCTTTATTTTGCACAACCAGACCAAATATATTTGTACAAAAGAAATAACAAATGGAAAACTTTTGGTGATTATTGTTTTGTAAAACCAGTTAAAAATGATAATCCTTTAGATAATGTGATAGACAAAAAACTTGTTGGTATTTTAAAATACGGTAATGAATATTTGACTGCACAAGAAGTTAATCCAGGGGACTTAATTAGTTTTCCTCCTAAACGTGAATGGGAATTTGTTGTGGATAAAGAATTATTATATTGTATGAAATCAACAAATATCATTATTAAGCATGAATACAAATGACACGAAACGGAATATAATCCTTGCTGGGCACAAAGCCGTTGAGGAATTAATCAAAGTAGCTAAAGAACCTATTGTAGATTCAGATGAAGATATATCTGCAGATAGGTTAAAAAATGCAGCTGCTACAAAAAAGTTAGCAATTTTCGATGCTTTTGAAATCTTAAATAGATTAGAAGAAGAAAGTAATATGTTGGAAGATAAACCTAAAGAAGCCAAAAAAGAAAAAACTTTTAAAGGGTTCGCAGAAGGGAGGTCTAAATAATGTATCAACAAACTTTATATAAGATATTAGATGACCATATAAAGCCTAAAGTTATTAAACGATTAAATCGTTATAAAAAATGGGAATATGGTTATAATAAAGAACATGATATTATAGTTATTAGTAAGACTGGACAGATCGGGGATATTTATGAAATTCAAAATTTAAAAATTGCCTTACCTAATAAAAGTAATGTTCATAAGTCTAAAGAAAATAAATGGATAAAATTTAATTATCCTAAAGAATTAAGCAGAATCAAAACAGTTTTTGATTGGAAACATTATCCAAAAGAATTCAAAGAAGAATGGCATGATTATATAGATGAAGAATTTAGAAGAAGAGATGAAGGTTTTTGGTTTAAAATTAAAGATATTGATACCTATATTACGGGAACTCACTATATGTATTTGCAATGGAGCAAAATAGATGTTGGGCCCCCTGACTATAGGGAAGCAAATAGATTATTCTTTATATTTTGGGAGGCTTGTAAAGCAGATACAAGATGTTATGGAATATGTTACCTTAAAAACCGTAGATCAGGGTTTTCTTTTATGGCTTCAGGTGAAGTAGTAAATCTAGCTACAATATCTAGTGATTCCAGATATGGAATATTATCTAAAACTGGACCAGATGCTAAAAAGATGTTTACTGACAAGGTTGTTCCTATATCAGTAAATTATCCATTCTTTTTTAAACCGATTCAAGATGGTATGGATCGACCTAAAACAGAATTAGCATATAGGGTTCCAGCTTCTAAATTTACTAGAAGAAAGATAGAACAAGGAGAAAGACCTGAAGAGTTGGATGGTCTTGACACAACTATTGACTGGAAAAATACTGGGGATAATAGTTATGATGGTGAAAAATTAAAACTATTAGTACATGATGAATCAGGGAAATGGGAAAGACCTAATAATATATTAAACAACTGGAGAGTTACAAAAACAACCTTAAGACTTGGTAGTAGAATAGTAGGTAAATGTATGATGGGATCTACTAGTAATGCTTTAGATAAAGGTGGTGGAAATTTTAAAAGATTATATAATGAATCAGATGTTACGCAGAGAAACCGCAATGGACAGACAAGTTCAGGACTCTATTCTTTGTTCATACCTATGGAGTGGAACTACGAAGGATACATCGATTCTTATGGATTACCTGTATTTGATACACCCAAAAAAGAAACAAAGGGACCCCGCGAGGATGTTATAAATATTGGCGTTATAAATTATTGGGAAAATGAAGTAGAGGGTTTAAAAAATAATCCTGATTCATTAAATGAATTTTATAGACAATTTCCCAGGACTACAAAACATGCTTTTAGAGACGAAACTAAACAATCATTATTTAATTTAACTAAAATATATCAACAGATAGATTATAATGAAGAAATCTTATTAAGATCTCCACTTTTAACTAGGGGAAATTTTCAATGGGAAAATGGTATAAAAGATTCTAAAGTGATATTTATGCCTTATAATGATGGTAGATTTTGGATTACATGGACACCATTAAATAATTTGCAAAATAATGTTGTAATTAAAAATGGTAAAAACTATCCTGGTAATGAACATTTAGGCGCTTTTGGATGTGATTCTTATGACATATCTGGGACTACTGATGGTAAAGGATCTAAAGGTGCTTTACATGGATTAACAAAATTTAGTATGGAAAATTGTCCTGCTAATAGATTTTTTTTAGAATATATAGCAAGACCTCAAACGGCAGAGATCTTCTTTGAAGATGTTTTAATGGCAATTGTTTTTTATGGTATGCCAATACTCTGTGAAAATAATAAACCTAGATTGTTGTATTATTTAAAAAGAAGAGGTTATAGAGGTTTTTCTATAAATCGGCCAGATAAAATATATTCTAAATTATCAGTTGCCGAAAAAGAAGTAGGGGGAATTCCTAATTCAAGTGAAGATATAAGACAAGCCCATGCGGCTGCTATAGAAAGTTATATTGAAACTTATGTAGGCTATAATAATGAACAATATGGAGATTTATATTTTCAACGTACATTAGAAGATTGGGCGCAATTTAATATGTTTAATAGAACAAAACATGATGCATCTATAAGTTCAGGTCTAGCAATTATGGCATGCAATAAAAATAAATATAAACCAGTTAATGAGTTTAAAAGAGAAAAAATTCCTTTAGGATTTAAAAAATATAATAATGCTGGTTACTCATCACAAATAATACAATAAATGAACGGAACGGATACTAATTATTTAAGTGGTTTTCCTAGTCAGGTGGTACCTATCGAGGAAAAAAATAGTTGGGAGTACGGCTTAAAAGTAGCTAGAGCGATAGAAAACGAGTGGTTTAGTAACAATAGATATGGTGCGGCAACTACACGAACAGGTTTGTATCAAACTAATTATGCAGAATATCATAATAGAAGACTATATGCACGTGGCGAGCAAAGTATACAAAAATATAAAGATGAATTATCTATTAATGGTGATTTATCATATCTTAATTTAGATTGGAAACCTGTACCTATTATATCTAAGTTTGTAGATATTGTTGTAAATGGTTTATCAGATAGAGATTATGAAATTAAAGCATTTTCTCAAGATCCTGAGGGTTTGAAACAAAGAACTAATTATGCAAAGGATTTGATGAGAGATATGATGATGAAGGAATTTTTAGCTAAGGCCCAATCACAATTAGGAATGGATCTTTCGGCTTCTGGACAAAAGGAAAACTTACCTGAAACTCAAGAAGAAGTTGAGTTGCATATGCAACTAAATTATAAACAATCTATTGAAATAGCGGAAGAGGAA